ACCATACAGGACGGGCTCTTCGTGGTAGTTACGTGGGATACCGCGGCGTTCTGTGAAAACTTGTTTCCATTCGTCGGCACGCTGGTCATAAATACCATCGAACTCCTCATTCAGAATAGGTTCAACAATTGAACGGAAGTCAGTGGAGCGCATAGGAACAGCGCACATGACCATGCCACTTCGGACCATGTGTCCAAAGAGCATGTCGCTCAGTTTTTGGCCTAAACTCCAAAGGAAGTTTTTGGTGCTAGTACTAACCGTGTTGAACACGGACAAAAGTTTTTGTTTCATGTCTGTTACTCCTTAGAATGCGACTTTATCAGCAACATATTGATGCTCGGAGATCTCGACTTGACAGATCACATAAGTATCACCAAATGCATTGTCTGGGCCGGGCGTGATGCCGATCAAACGCAATTGCGCGCTAGCTGATGTAGTAACAGTAGAAGCATCCAGAACAACAGCACTCAAACCAGTGGTTGTTGAACCAGCGGTAATTGTGCCTGTGTCAAATTGGTTGCTAATATTGGTTACGTTGATAGCAGCGTTTGATTGAATTTCATAAACAATCAATGGGTCAGAGGTTGCATAAGCAATAATTTGAGTGCCAGTTGTGCTAGCAATCCATTTGTTGGATACGCGACGACGACCGTCAGAGTCGGTGAACTCAACACCTTGGAATGTTCCAATGAATGCGTCACCAATTGCTGCAGGTGCCAGTGTTCCGTCTGCCGCAAGTTTCACTGGCTGATTCTGTAGCAATGTGGAGCTATAGTTATCAACCAAGGTGAATGCCTGCGGACGCACAGAACCACTGGGGTGGTAAGCGGGACGAAGCCCGAAGGGTGCATTTACAGTATTCGACATGTTTGTTTCCTTTAAGAGAATGTCGTTCGAAGTTTAGAGTTAGTCAGTAAAAACTGGCTTACCCGGTGCTTTACGCAAGTCCTGCATACCATCACCCTCGATAATGCTTCCACCCGCTGCCATAATGCCATCCTTCATCTGGTCCACCATGGCTTGAAGTTTCTCATCCTCACGCAAAGGCGCTTGGTAGTGTGCTTCAGTCATATAGGTCTCATAGAGACGCAATGGAAGTTTGAAAGCCAGCATTTCGTTGACACCCACCATTCCAACGTATTCGCCAGTCTTGATCGTGGCGTATTCCCAGCCCGGAACATCTTCAGGCTTGATTGGTTCGTAGCCGAGACGCATACGACCTTGAATGGAATCACGGGGGTTTGTGGTGGTCAACCAGCAACTGTGGTAACCGGGGACTTTTGGTAAATCAGGCAATGCGCTCTGGAAGAACTGCTGCCTAAACATTTCGACTCTATCGTCGTCCGACAATTCCCTCGCCTCTTTGGCTGCGCGGTCTAACGCTGCCCTGGATTCGCGTGCGGGATCGGAAGTTTTCTTCAGTCGTTCATCGGTCATGGTGCTCACTCCTTAGTTTCAGCGAGTTGAATTTTCTTTATCCCACTTGGCATACTGCTTGAGGTAGCGTTGCCTTGCGGTAGGATCGTCCCAGACGCCAGCATCAATCATTGCTTGCTTCCGTTCTGGAGACACGTATACTTCATTGCGAGTACTGCGTGGGGCATGTTCACGGCTGGTGCCAAGGGGTGGACCTCGTCTGCCTGACCGTTGTGAGTTGTCATCATTTAATGCTTCCACTCGTTTATCCAGCTCTCGCCAGTACTCTAATGTGTTGGGATTATATCCTTCGTTCGCCATGCCTTGGTCAATTTTCAAAACTTTGTCTGACTTTTCATCACCAGAGTTTGGTTTATACCAAGGGTTCATCTTCATCCAGTCCTGTGCCAACTGAGTGGCTAAGGCCTGTGGCGGAGTGTTTTGAGATGGCTGAGTGGTTGGATTTTTGAAGTTGTTTTTGGCGTGTTCGAGTTGGCGAAGCTTGTCTTTTGTCTCATCTCGAATACGCATTGCCTTGGCAACATCATCACCATTGCCTGCCTCTACCGCTCTTGCAATGATGTGCTCAACCGCCTTTGCCTCCTCTTGCACCTGCTTCAACTGCTGATCCAATGAAAGATATTCAGAAGTTGCACTCTTATGCTCAATGCTTTGCATTCGGCGCATGAGTTCTTCGTTTTGCTGTTTCAGGTATTGGAGTTCTGCCTTGTCCCGCTCAATGGCAAGCTTGCGCCTTTGGGCACGGTCAGCTTTCTCCTCACGCCTGCGCCTACGCAGGTCTTCCCTATCTTCATTGTCAGGTGCTAGGCGACGATCTTCTTCATCATCGTCCACCTCTGGCTTCTCATCAACCGGAACTAACTCTTGTTCCTTTGTCTTTGATGACTGCTGATCCTGCTCATCCAGGTCATCGTCATCAATTTCGTCTAACACATCGTCTTGTGCTTTTTTGTTCATTTCAAGCTCCTTTCAGCTTTTAGATAAATGCACGGATCTTGGTGGGGTCACCAGTGACTTTGCCAATGATGTCGAGGTCGTTGAAAATCACAAACTCAATTTCTTCATCGCCATTCTTCACTGTCCACCTATCACCACCATACTTGGGCGTGCGCACAAAGTCACCTGGGTTGCACCAAGCGCCCTCAGGCCACATGTCCATGGTGTTGCGGTTCTTAAACGCCAGGGGACCGACAAGGGCAACCTTAGACACCTGAGTGTTGCTGGCTTCTGTCTTGCGGGCTTCTTCTGGAATGTATATCCCACCACTTGTTTGCGACTTGGCACGGCGAACTTGCACCATGACTCGTGAACCAAATGGGATGATGCCAGGATCCACAGTGGGAAAGGCATCTTCTAGGGAGTCATACGACATTGACAAAGGTACTTCAAGTAGCATTCGCTTCTCCGATTGCTGGGTTAAAAATCACGCTCATCCTGATCCTTCAGGACTTGCTCCACTTTTGAGAGGGCAGCTTCAAGGCCTTGGTAATAGCCTATTGACTTCCCATACTCAAACTCTACGCTCTTGTCCGGCCCCGGTGGAACTTTCAAGGCACGGTGAGCAACACTGTTCTGCTCTTCTTTCAGCAGACCGATGAGCCTAGCAAACATCTATCAACCGCCGCTTGTTGCGCGCTTGGGTGGCAAAGCTGCTTGGCTCTTCGTCATTTTGGGATACTGTTTTGCTGAGGCTGTAGGCTGGGCAGGGGTAGGTGCTGGGTCTTTGCCAGAACCTTGCATGCTGGTTGGGTAGCCTTTACCCATTGCCATTTGCTTGTGTAACTTGATTGCTTCCATGTTGACTCCTTAAGGATTGGGGTTGATGCCGGTGCCGGTTGAGTAGCCGATCTTTTCACCGCTCTGAACTTCAAGCGCTGCCAATTGCTTCGCTGTTTGATTGTCTTCTGCGTTGGTAAAGATACGGGTTTGGTTGTCCACATTGTTTCGTTCGTCTTCTGCCTGTTGGCGCATCTGTTCGCGTGCCATGTCGGACTGTTGACGCTGTTGCTCGATAGCAAGCAACACGTTGCGCTCTTCTTGCTTGTCTGCAAGTTCTGCTTGTTTGGCTGCCATTGCCGCCTGATCTGCTGCTTGTTTGCGTGCCACTTCCTGTTTGGCAACTTCTGCCTTGGGATCGTCCATGTTGGGCGGTGCCATGGATTGCAGAACTTGTACTGCCTGTTCGATGATGGGTGGCAACGCCTGAAGTGATTGGTTGACTTCTTTTACCACTGACTGGCTTGCTGCTGCCATGACTTGGTCAAAAGCTTTCTTCTCCTCTGTACTTGCCTTCACCAGCAGCTTCTCAATGGGTTGACCAGCAGCCTCTGATGCCACATCCACCATGCGGCTGACATACCACAAGACCATGTGCTCACGCAAATGCTCAAGTAGGATAGGAATGGCTGTGGGTGCTGCTATTCTGCTTGCTCCAAGCACAGGGCTGGTCAAAAAGTCAAGGTGCACTTGGATGTGGGCAAGGTGATCTTGTTCTGGGAATGCCGCAACCGGTCTGCTCATACTAGCTGCCACATTCTCATTGACTGCGTTCATTTCTTTTACTTCTGGCTGTGGCATGAGCAAGGATTCACCGTCAGGCACTTTGAGTTGCTTCAGCAACATCTTCTCAACCTCACGCGCGTTGTACAGGCCTGGGTGGGTGTCTGAACGCTGGACAATGGTTTGCACCTGAGCAAAGCGCTGGGTGTCGCTGTAGATGTTGGGATCAGACACAGGCACCACATTCATTGGGCCTTCGAAGTCCTTGCGATAAGCAAGCAACTCACCTGCGTCATCATAGATCTCTTGCTCATCCATGTAGAAACGGTTGATGCGATAAAGGACATTCAGCAAGCGTCCCATTGCATCATGCACTCGCATGTGGATGGCAGAAAACACTGTCATGCCCTGTTCCATGCGCGCAAGTGTAGTGCCGACAGGTGTGTTGGCGTTGCTGTCTGCCAAGTCCTCAAATGTCGTTCTGACCACGCCTTTGCCAGCGTCAATCAAAAAGCCCATCAACTGGAATAGCACAGGTGATGGTGGGTTGAACGGCATGGGCATCATCACCTTGCGGATGTCGTCCTGACCAAAGGAACCCTCTATCTCATGCACCTCAGTTGGGTCGATGCGGTCTGTCTGCCCACCAGAGCCGCCTTTGAGTTTGAGAAGGCCTGGGAAGTTGTTGATGTGGGCTGAGTCAAGCAAAGAGCGCAAAGCGCCAGTGGAGGCAGCAGACAAGCCACCAATCATGTGGGTAAGGCCAATGGGGTAAGCACCGCGCCATGGAACGAATGGGAATTCGATGATGTGCGTCAGCTCATTCATCAACTCATCTTCCTCTTCCCAATTGCGGTAGATGGCTAGCACCTTTTGTGTGCTCTTGTCTACTGAAATGATGTATGGGGCTGGACCATCCGTGTCGTCTTCCACATCGTAGTAAACAGCAATCTCAAAAATGGTTCGCAGGCCGTCAGTATTGTATCCATCTGACTTACGACCTTCAATCTTGTCATTAGCTGTCTCTGCCTTGGACACCTCAGGTGTGTGGGGCTCAGGAGTCAGCTCGATGTCTCGGTACATGCCTGACTTTACCCGTTGACC